ATAAACTTTATGGAAAATAAAACATATAATATATCAAATTTATCCAGAGAAGAAATTAAATTAATACTAGAATCATTATTATATACATCGAGTGTAGATGTAACTGGTAATTATGATCAAAGTTTTTGCGAAAAATTCTATAATATAGCTTCTTCTATTAGAAACAAATATCCTGAAATTATAACAGAAAATTTGGAAGTTTTTAAAAATGAAAAAATTGTTTTTTCGGATTTAATTACGGATAAAATTATAAAATTATTTCCAGAAGTAATTGTAGAGGATTTTGATGTATGAAAATAGCAGTAATAGGAACCCAATGTATAGGAAAAACAACTTATATTAATGATTTTTTAAAAAAATGGCCAATGTATAGTAAGCCAGAAAAATCATATAGAGATATAATTAAGGAAAAAAATTTAAATAGAAATGAAGATGGAGATGAAGAATCTCAAAAAATAATTTTAGATTGCTTGGTTGATCAAGCACTAGAATCTTCTAAAAAAGATTTTGTCATACTAGATAGATGTGTTCTAGATAATCTTGCATATACAGCTTGGCTTAATGCTGATGGAAAAGTATCAGACGAATTTTTTGAAAAGACCAGATTAATAGTTAAAGAAACTTTAAAATTTTACGATATTTTATTCTTTCTTCCTATTACAAAATTTTCAAATATAAAAATCGAAGACGACGGATTGAGAAGTATAAATGAAGCATATCGACAAGAAATAGATTCTTTATTTAAAGTATTTCAAATATCTTATAATAAAGCTGACGGTAGAGTATTTCCCACTGAAGATACTCCAGCGTTGATTGAAATATATGGAAATCCTCAAGAAAGAATCGCATTAACTGAAATGTATATTCAACCAAATGGAAAACCATACGGAGAAGAAAATAGTTTAATGTCAGATATAGTAGAAGCAAAACCAAAGCTACATCTTCCAAAAAATATTACTTGACCTATATTTTATATGATATACGATTTTATACATGGCTAAAATACCAACCCAGTATATTTTAAATAAATTTTTCTCATATTCATTAGATCCAATTCACCGTAAACATGATAATACATACAACGCAGGATGTCCTACATGTAGAGAGGGTAAAAGTTTAGGTAAAAAGAAAAGACTATTCTTTTATCCAGAATCCAATACACTTCATTGTTTTAATTGTTGTAAAACGTGGTCTGCTTTTTCTTGGATTACCAGCGTATGCGGATTGTCTAAGGATGAAATGGATTCGGAGATACTAACAAATGATAATTTTATTAGTATAGATAAAAGACTTCTTGGTGTTTTGTCTCAAAAGAAAAAAGAACTGCCTGATTTGCCGTTTGATTCTATTAATTTGTTCGATAAAACACAAATAGAATTTTACCAAAATAATTCTTATTTCAAATCCGCGTTATTGTATATAAAATCCAGACGCTTAGATAAAGCTGTAAATAAAACATCAAATTTTTATATATCATTATCCGATTTTATTCACAAAAATAGATTATGCATACCGTTTTACGATAGAAATAAAAAAGTTGTATTCTATCAAACCAGAAGTTTGGATAACAGCAATCCCAAATATTTGGGAAAATCTGGATACGAAAAAACTATTTTTAATTTGGATAAAATAGATCCAGAATATCCATATATTTTTATATTCGAAGGACCGATAGATTCTATGTTTGTAAAAAATGGAGTTGGAGCCGCAGGGTTGACTCTAACCAAATCTCAAAATATTCAATTATCAGAGTTTCCTCTTCACAAAAGGATATGGGTTTTAGATAATCCATCAATGGACGAAACGGCTAAAGGTAAAATACAGGATCTAATAAATAACGGAGAATCCGTATTTAAATGGCCATTGGGTATGTCCTACAAGGATTTCAATGAGATGGCAATGTTCGAAGAACTTAATGAGATTAATCCCAATTTAATTTTAAATTCTTTATATTAGAATTGAGTCCAACCCGGCTGACCTTCCGTATCTCTCATCTTTTTAGGTGCGGTAATAATATAAGTGTTTAGAATTTCTTTTAATTTTTCAACTTCACCAGCAATACGAGTAATAGAATCAGATGCTTTTCTAGTGATACCGCGTAGTAAACTACCAGTTCTATCACCATCGGAGAGAATTTTATGCAATGATGGCTTACCTTCACTTGTGGTTTGTGCTGGGTTATTTAAAAATTCAGCAAACTCATCAAGCTTAGTAGACCATTCTCTAATTGAAGCTATAGTTTCAGCGGTATTCTGCGCAGAAACGCCTTCAGTATCAAATTGACTTGGATCCGTACCCTTTTCCATTGATCCTTCAAAATCTTTTTTGTTTACTTCTGGTGTAAATTCAGAAGGAGTTTTTTGAATATTTTCAGAATTATCAGTAGGTTGTGCGGCAACATCTTCAGTAGGTGGCAAGTCTTCTTGTTCTTTTAGTAAAGAAATTAAAAATCTGGAAATATAGGGAATTTCCGATTGTTCTTGAATGTTACATCTTTTTAAATTTTTATTTAAAATATTTTTTGCTTCAATTCGATTGCTTTTCATACTAATATATAGTATATTTATCTTTATATATGACAAATACACTTAATAATTACAAAATAATCTCTGCTACTCCTTATAATAAAGAAGATTTTAAAGCAAAAAGTCAATTATCTCTCTTTTTAGATAAAGATGGGTGGGGTAGCAAGGCAACTATTTTATATGAAAACAAGCTAGGATTAACCAAAGTGTATAATAAGTTTATAACTGAGGAAAATAGAAACGAAAAACTTATTTTTGTACATCACGATGTGCTAATAGAAGATTTATTTTTAACCGAAAAGTTAAATATAGCCTTTGAAAAATATGATATTGTTGGATTAGCTGGAGCAAAATCATGTAATATAAACTCGGAAATGTCTGCGTGGCATTTAATGACAAATAGACAGGATATGGTTGGTGAAGTTGCTCATAGTAAAGATAAAAAAGTATGGACTACTATTTTCGGACCTACTGATTCTAGAGCTTTGGTTTTAGATGGTTTATTTATTGCGGTTAATGTTGGTAAGTTACTTGATACGGGAACTAGATTTGATGAAAATTTTGATTTCCATCATTATGATATAACATTTTGCTTGAACGCAAATAAAAATAAACTTAAAATGGGTGTTTATCCTATAAAAGTAACTCATTTTGGATTGGGAGACAGCATGATGAGTGAAGAATGGAATAAATCAAATCAATTGTTTAAAAAATTATATGCAAACGGAAAATAAAATATTTGATGTTATAGATTTTGTTTTAAAAAAGACAAATGTTGATGTTAGTTTGTTTGATTTTAAAACTAATTATGTTCTTAATCGTTGGTTATCGATGAGTGATCAAAATATCGCTAAAATTGTTAACGCAACAACTAATAGATGGTTGTTAAAAAACAATTCAATTAACATTTTAAAGTTTTATAGGTCTTTTTTACCTAAAATAAACAAAAGAATCAAATATATTAAGAAAACATCAAAACTTAAAAATAGCGATCAAAAGGATTTTGTTACACTAGCAAGAAACTTTGAATTATCAACAAGAGAGATCGAAATGTATGAAAATACTATTGATTTTTTGAACCAAACTCATAATTAATTTACATATGATAGCAAGACCCGAACAAGAAGACCTAATTAAAGGCAAAATTCAAATTGAAAATTATCCAGCGGAATCTATTATGCTTCATGGTTGGAATTTAACAAAAGTATTAGATGATATTTTAATGTGTCAGTATATAGACACAAATGAAGATGGAACTGAAGTCAAAAGAGGATCACTTTATGTACCGATTAACGTAACAACATTTGCTTGGAGATTGGCTAAAGTTATTTTAGCAGGACCAAAATGTGCAACAGTTAAAGAAGGCGACATCATAATGTTCCCTAATGATAAAGGATTACAAGTTGCGGAGTTAAATGACATGAAAAACATTGTATTTTTAAACGAAAATAGAATTTTTGGTGTATGTGAATCTAAATAAAAAATATGACAGTTTCTGGGTTAACACAAATATGCAACAATCATCTAGTGGAGTTAAAATTTAATAGAAGAAATAAAAATGTTGCTCCCCCAATAAGAAGAATGTTGTGTACCAGAGACGAAATATTATTAAATTCTGCATTATCAAAGAGGATTTTTAATTTTATACCACCAACTCAACCACATCCATATAATGCGGCTAGTAAAGGGCTGGTGACTGTGTTTGATATAATCATGCAGGATTGGAGAAACATACCAGCAGATCAATGTGAAGTGATAATGGCAGTACCTACAAAACCAGAAACAAGATTTTGGGAATTTTTTGATAAAAAATTAAGAAATATGACTTCTTTACAAAAAGAACAATTCATGGAAAACGCTTCGGGTGGAAATTTTGGTGTTAAACCAACAGGTCAAAAATATTACGCAACTAGAAATGAATTTGGTAATTTTTATAAATTAAAATAATGTCTATAAACGGAACAGAATTAGAAACGTGTTGTAAATTTTTATTACAAAAAAATATATCTTTAGATTTTAAAGATAAAATTTATAAACAAGGCAAATTATTAATTTTTCAACAGAAAAATTTTTATTTAACTTTTATTTTAGATTCCATTAAAAAGAAAAACGAAAAAATAGAAATACCAATTCCATTTGAAATTGAAACACATTACGATGAAGGATTAATATATTTTGATTATAGACTTAAAACTCTTTCTAAGTTTTCACCAGAAATAGAGGCAAGTTTATTATTTTATCCAACAAAAGTTGCAGGAAATAAATTTTGGGATACAATATTAACTATACAAACAAAATGAATAATCCAAAAACAATATATAGCGTTTTTTCTGGTACGTTTTACGAAATTCCGGAAAAAGATTTACCTATTTTAAATATAGGACAAGTTCCATTGGTTAAAAAACCATCAACTTCTTGCAAAAAATGTTATGGCAAGGGTCACAATGGAAGAGATTTAATTTCTTTTGCGTTTCAGGTTTGTTCTTGTGTAAGAAAAAACATAGATTTTAATGTAGTTAAAAAAATAGTAACAGATTTAAACACTTAAAAAATATTTTAGCACTAAATATTATTTAAGTGAAAAATTAAACGTTCAATTTTGAAATTCAAACATTAATGAAGCAGTTTGTTG